TATTCATTTCATTATTTTTGTAACACATATAATCATCATATATATCGTCTAATGCCTTTTCAATATTTTTCCGTATTTGTGCATGTGTTCTAATTTCCTTTTTTTTAATAGATTTCAAAATCTGTGAGACTTGGTCTTCCATAATACTACTAATAATTTATTATAAATTTATTTTTGTTATTCATCGCAGTAATATTCATCACAATAAGTAGTTATATCTGAATTAAGAGCATCTTCTTCTTCAACTAATTGTAAAAGTCCCTGTTTATATAATTTATATAAGTGTTCTTTTTCTTGTGCTATTTGTTCTTTTACAGTAGTATCTTTTACAAAAAAAATATATCTATCTTTTCTTAATTTATAGAATCTATTTCTAAAATATGTTCCAAGTAATATAAATTGATAATTATGAGTATCTAATGCGTCATATTGTTTAAATACTGTATTGCCACGCATTAAAACCCCTGTTTCTCTATCAATATAACGAACATAACAACCAACTGGTATTTTTCCTATATGTCTATCTTCTATTTTTACATAATTTTTTAATGCAGTTTTTATTGCAGGAATATCTTCATCATTATTAATATTTAATGGTTGTTTTTTAACATATTCTCGTTTGAATTCATCAGCATCTTTTAAAGCAGTTTTAGTGTTGGCACTTCCACCTCCATATTTATTTCTATCTACGACAGGATTTAATGGCACACTTACCTTTGCCATAGTATTATAATTTTTAATAGCATCCATTATTACTTAATATTATAATTTATATTTTTAGTATATCTTTAACCGCTATTTACTATTAGCTATTCTTTTTTGTAGATTTTCTCGTTTTTTAGATACGGTGACTTTGGGGTACCAAAAAGAGACCTTATGATATTTGTCTATAAATTCTTCTCTTCTCAAATTAGTTAATTCCATTCTATCAGCTATTTTATTTAATAGTTTCAAGTTTTGTTCTCCAATAATTACAGTTAATAGTCCTATGTGCGATAGTTTATTAATTTTATTTTCTTCCATTAGAGAAAAAGATGAGTGCTGATGAATTTGGTATGTCACAGGAAGAATTTCAATTTTTTAAAGAAAAATTACAAAAAAGTGTAAAAGAATATTTAGAACTAGAAGAACAAATTACTGCATTAAAAGCAGCTGTCAGGGAAAGAAATGAAACAAGAAAGACATTAAGTGCAGAAATTTTGGAAAATATGAAAAAGTTAGACCTTAATCATATGAATATTAAAGATGGGAAATTAGTTTATAAGGTAACTAATAATTTCAAAGGAATTACTCAAAGATCACTTGCAGATTCACTTCAAAGTGTATTTAATAATGATGACGAAGCTGCTCAAGAAGCTTTCAAAAAAATACTGGAATCTCGTGAAAGAGTTGAAAAGGTTCAATTGAAACATGTAAAAAAGCGTGGTTTAACATTATAATTAAATTAAATTCTCACTCATATTTAAATGAAACCTTCTTCAAGTAGTAAATCAAAATCTAAATTAAAAATGGCAGTTGAGGAAAATGAGAAAGTAGAGAAACTTATTAAAGAAAAAGCAGCAAAAAAGTTTCAAAAAATGACAGGAGAAAGAATAAGTAGAAAGGAATATATGTTAGAATTCTTAAAATATACTGTTTCACTTTCTTTTATACTAAGCATTCTTTATATTTCCTTCTTTGGTAAGGAAGTATTTGGTAAAGGAGCAGTATATAGTAGAGTTGTAAGCATTTATATTTTCTCAGTATTATTATTCTTTTTCCTTAATAAAGTTATTGAAATGAAACCAGCAGATATGTTTAGAAAAACAATGATATTTTTTCTTGTATTAGTAGCAATTACATTTGCATATTTTATCATTACATGGATAATGGGAAATGACTTTTCAGGATTAAAAGGATTTGGACTTTTTATTGGTCTCGCTTTCCTATTTATCCTTTTAGCACAATTTGTTCATTTATAATTTCTAATATTAATTTAGAGGAAATGCGTGATAAACAAATTGTTGATTACTTACTTATTTTTATATTAGGAATTGCTTTTGGATTAGTAATTTTAAAACTTTTTAACATAAAAGATAATAGGTTAAAGGCTATTGTAATTATTTCTAGTATATTAGCCTTACATGGATTCTATTTTATTGTAAGATTAATTGATATTCATAAGGACAAGAAAGAAATAAATATAATTGAAAATTTATCTAGTGAAACAGTTGAAGAAGAAGTATAGAGACTCTACATAGGGAAATAAATAAATTTTTTCATCGGAGTTTTTTTACGTGAATGAATTGCACATTCATTTGTTTCAGATTTTTTTGATATTTTTCGCGAACACTGTTGATGTTTGTTTGCTCCAGTTAATATTATACTTTGGCATTTATCTTTTAAAAAATATTTTTCTCTAATTATACTTAAGTTAACAGTCTTACCTTTCAAAAAAGAATATTCTTCATGTATTCCTCTCATAGGAACCATACCTTCTTTTAAAGGTAAATAATTACTTTTAGATCTACAATATGGACAATCCCTTATCTTATTAGTATATCTATTTAATTGTGCAGCAGCTTTAAAAGATTCAAATATACATTCATAATGAAACTTGTGTCCGCATTTTAGTTCTATCGTTTCATATCTATTGTCTAATTTATCGCAACAAATAGCACATTCTTCATCTTCCGTTACTTCAGCCGCTTCTTTAAGTGTCTCTTCAGATGACATAATTATAGTATAATCCTTATAGACTATTCTTTTTTTTAAATAAGTATAAGAAAATTAATACCTTACAATTTAACAGTAGTATTGTATGACTAATTGTATTGTTTTTCAGAGTCCTAGAGAAATTACTTATAGGAATTTATGCATATTAAAACCTATTCATTTTTCAAAAAATCAAAAGGCATTTCCTATTAGATATCTTCCATGTAAAGAAACTATTATTATTCTTACAGGTAATATGGGAATAAATTATGGAAGTTATAGTTATTCTAATTACACTGATTGCAAGTATTTAGATATTTTCTTAAACAGAAAATCTTGGGAATATGACCAAATTACATATTTAAATTCATGTTTAACTAGAATGATGAAACTTAATAAGATAATACCTTCTAACTATAAATTTGTTAGTAGTATTAAAAATGATAAGAAAATAGCATTAAAATTATCCGAAGATTTTAAAATTTTCAATAAAAATAATGAAAAAATAGATTCAAAAATTAAAGTGAATTTTAGTTACAAATTAGCAGTTGTCCCACATACAATATGGTGTAGTAGTATAAAAAAACAGTATGGTATTGAATGGAAATTAGTTCAAATGCGCGAATATTACAATGATACTCCAGATTGTGTTTTTCCTAATGATAATCCAATAAATATTCCACCACCACCTCCACTTCCGCCTCTTCCTCAACTTATTTCAAGTAAAACTAATAAAAATAATCCGGATTATATTAAATTTTTTAAAATGATTCAGGTTGGTATTCCATTACAGGCAGTTGTTATTAAAATGTCTATAAGTTTAAATATTTCATCTAGTGAAGCAGAAAATATTTTAAATAATCCTAATGCCAATTCTAATTCTAATAATGCTAATAATTCTGATTCTAATTCTGCAAGAATGGAATTAATGAATGCTATTAAAGGAAATGTAAAATTACGTAAAGTAAGTATAGATAATACTAAAAAAAGGGAAGAAAATAAAAATAATAATAATGGTAGAACTACTATTAATCTTGATGAAATTTTAAACATTAAGAGCAAGTTAAAAAAGAGGGAAAAAACTAGAAGTTATTGGAAGTAAAAATTATTGTTCTTTAAGAATACTAAATTTATTATCATTTTCAATAAGTAAAACCTGAACTTTTCTCAAAGTGTTATCTACTTTACCAAATGCTCTTGACATTCCAATATCTACTCTCCAAAGTTTATTATTACAATCAGAATTTAATGGTTTTCCATACATAAATTGTGGAGAATGACCCATTACCATTCCTTTTATAAGATATTTTGGTTTATTTCTGAGATTTAAAACCTGAAGTGTTTTATAGAATTCTCTCTTACTACTATTGTCAAATTCTTCAATATCACTATAAATTCTACTCCAAAATGGCGATTGTGTATCATCTTCATTGTGATAAATATCATTAATCTGTTGTGTAAGTAGTGGCGAATCTTCACCATATAACCATTTTCTTACTGCACCATTTATTTCTCCTAGTGTATATTTAGAGGCTAATCCAGATGTAATTCCTCCATGAATAAATAACCAACTACCTACTTGTAATATAGAATATCTAGTATCTGCTAATTTTTTAGCTAATGGACCACCTGGTTTAAAACATTCTGTTCTTTCTTTATATCCATAAGGGTAATTAGGATTACACTGTGATTTATCAGCTTTAAAAAAATTACCAAATTCTCGAAATTCCTTTGGAGAAACATATCTAAAATCACCTTCTACATTCATTAATTCGTGATTACCTAATATACTTAAACAGGCACCACCTTGTTTTAATGCTTCATAGTGTAACTTGTTAAATAAACTAATAATTTTTAAATCTGACCCCTCATCTTCTACTATGTCTGGGTCATTTAATGGACAAAGACTATTAAATAAACTATATGGTCTTACTCTATCTATTTGGTCTCCTAATTGAACTACATATGTTTTCCCACCACACCAATGTATTTTTGTAATATCGGTAGTATTATTTGGAATATTTATATCTATTACACCTGCTAATTTTAATGCTTTTATAGCTGCTTGTAAATCTCCGTGAATATCACCTATACATATTAATCTTTTTACAGGTGGGAAACAGAAATGGTCAATTGCAAATGTTTTTAATTCACGTGTTGTGGTATTAGGTGAATGTGGTCGTGTTCTAGGTGAAGGAGCGCTTCTTGACCTATGAAGTCCTGGTTTTTTACTGACACTTGGAACTATTTTCATAGTATCAAGAGATGAAACACTATTACTTCTTTGTTTTAAAAATTTGAGTATTCCTAATCTAATATCATCTTTTCTCTTGTTTGTTAGTCCTGTTATTCCTAACTTTTTTCCGACAGTTATTAATTGTGACCTATTTAATTGATTAATTTTTCTTGTGAGTGCTCCATTCATTATCTTAATTATAATAAACTATTATAGAAAAAAAATACTTTATAAACGTTAATGGTAAGGATTATTGATAAACATTCGTAAGCATAAGTTTATGAATTTTATCATATTTTATAAAAGCCGATTCATCAGTATTTTTGAGATTAATTTGACGAGTTTCTTCCTTTTTTTGTTCCTCTAATTGTGCAGCCTGTATTTCAGCCCATTCAGCTTCAGTATAGTCTTCTATGCGCTTTCCTCTATGAGATTTCATTGCGCTTATATTTTTTGGTCTATTTGAAATATCTACTTTACTTGGATCAACAAGTCTAGTTTTTGTATGTGCCTCTCTTAAATCAGTATATTGAATACTTTTTGTATGACCACTAAAATTCTTGATTTCTGTCTGACCTAATGTTTCACAACCTTCACTTCCACCGGTAAATAATTCTCTTGGATTCTTATATTCTACAATTTCATTCTTACATGGTTTAACGCGTTCATTAAAACTCTCATTAAAGGTTCTGCTGCTAAAATTACCTACTAATTGTGGGTCATATTCTGGTTCTTCACTTTTATTTTCATGTTCATTTAACCAATCTTTATATCCATTATCTTCTGGTCTTGCGGTTCTATGTTCTTGAAACATTTGATTAAATTTTTCCTGTGAAAATGTCTTTCCTACCATGTTTTGATTCATCATAGGTTTTGCTTCCTGATTTTCACGGAATTCTCTTGCTCCCATTTTAAGTTCTTGACAAGTTTTATCTTGTTGGCGCATTTTAAGACTTTCCATACATTCCATATATGCATCAGTGATAGCTTCAAATATTTGTGTTCCATTTGGATTTCTATCTGGATGAAATTCTAATGCCATTTTCTTGTAACTTCGTTTTAATTGTTCTAATGTATAATTTGCTGGTAGTTTAAGAATTTCATGTGGCAAAAGTTTGCGTTTTCTATGACCAGTCTCCCCACTAGAATTATTATTTGGAACAAATGTATTAATATCCCTTGAAACATTAGTTAAAAAAGTGTTAATAGTATTAAAAAGAGAATATTCTATCTTTCCTTGTAATTTAGCTTGGTCTTGTCGTAATTCATTAACTAAAAGTCTTTGTAATTCATTATCGTGTAACAATCCCTTATTTCTTATATTTTTTTCACGTTCTTCTTTTAGTTTCATTTGAAGTTGTAATAATTGAGATGCATTCATAGAATAAATCTTTTTTAATGCTTCAGTTTTGTATTTATATACATCTTCACTGGAATTTATATTACCCATTAATATTTAATTAAGTATTTTTTTATATATTTTCCGCATAATTAAAATTAAAATTAAAATTAAATATCTGTTGTATCATCTTTATCATCGATAAATACATCATTAATTATAGGTAGATGTTCATCTAATAATTTTTCATTTTTAGACTTACATTTACAGCAGCATTTAAAAGGATTTATTCTAAAAACTATTAATAAAAACATTAGCACTATACCAACAATAATAATTATGTTTATAGTTGTAAGTGACAGTTGCATAAACTAGATATAATTAAAATGCTTAGTTATTTTTCTAAGTAAATTAAAATTGATTTCTATACAAGAAGCATTTAAAACAAAAACTCTCTGATATACTTATAAGAAAGTCTATGACTGGTTTCTCAGCGCTTCCAACCGATGAATCAAATGTTGATATTGATTTAATTAATCTTATAGCAGAGAAGGGATTTAAATTCTTTTTAGGGTATTACAATAAACTACCAGATGACCCAGAATCGCTAGATGTTATCTATTTTACTCGTTATTTGCGAATGTATTTGTTTGAAGAAAATAGTATCTTTGAACTTGAAGACAAAGAGGACAATACACTTTTTGGAAATAAATGGAATGATATTGTGCATTTGATTTCGCGAGAACATCACGAAACACTATATCTAATAATCAAACACTTGGATTATCTAGAACAAATATCGTTTCTTGAAATGTTTTTGGATGCTATGATTTATAGTGTAGATATTATATGTCTTAATTCACTTATTAAAAATAAGGATATACTTGAATTAGTTGCTTCTACTGGAAAAATAAAAGAAATTATCAAATTTTATGCCGTAAAAAAGGAACTACATGATATAATATTTGCCCTTATTAGCAATAAGAAAACACGCCCAATACTATACAAAGTTCTTAATAGTATAGCTGTTGAAAATGTTCATACTAATATGATTAATGCTCTGACCGAAGAAGAAAGAATTGATATTGTATCAATTAAACAAAGATTAGTTAATATTTCAGAAGTCTTAATGAATATCTATTTTAATGGTGTAAAAACACATAAAATTAGTGAATTTAAGCTCGTTGAAACAGAATCGACTAGTTACACACCATTGAATAATATGTTTTCTCTTATTCATAAATATCTAAATCTTGGTTTCATATCAATTACTAGTTATCTAGATTCTTTTGATAAGATTATTGCTCACTGGGCAAAAACCGAAGAAGAACACAAGGAAAGTGGAGATACATATAATGCATCAATGGCAGAAGTTCAGAAGAAATATTTCATTCGACTTAGACAGAAAATGCATGAGATGAGAAGTGAAGAGTTAATTAGAAATGTTCATAGATTTTATGCTTCTGATACCTTATATTGGTTAAATTCATTAGAAACTATTGAACGACAGGATATTACTGATGAAATTATTAACAATTATATTAATTATTCTTATGGTATTGGTCTCGAAAAGGAGGTAGATGGTATAAGTGATAAGGTTCTAGTATTTTATGGAGATATTGACTACACTAAATTTTGTGACTTGGCTCTAAAAATTATTGATATGAAAAACAAGATTACATCGAATATTAGCATTAAAGGTTCATTTCTTGACACACTCTATAGACGTAAAGGTATAGGAACAATCATACGACTAGACAATTACCTTGTAGAAAATCTTATTAAACTATTTAATTGTATGGCATCACGAGAAGAATACTATGAATATTCACTTGACTGTTTTACAATATTCAAAATCTTGGCAGAGGATATTAATTTTGAGATATATGTTAGTCAAACAGGTAGAAATAGTGAAACTGGTGAAGATGAAGGTGAAAAAGATACATTCGATGAATTTTGCCATAAAATCTTAGATACATTTCATTCTTGCTATACTCGGATGTTTGAAATGCTTAGAAATATGAATGCTAGACAAAATGGAGATGGGGATGAAAATGGACCTGAAACAATTAACTTTGCTAGAGACCCAAATTCACTGGCAAGCACTTATATGGGAGCAAATATTATCATTTTGTATAGAATAATTAGTCTAGTTATTAAACATAAACCAAAAGCATTTTTAGGTATTGCGAGTAAAGATAAATTTGTAGTGTGTATTCTTGATATAATTAATGAACTTCTTGGAGATAAAAGGGCAGATTTGAAGGTAGAGGGATTTACTAATTTTGTACCAATAAATTACTTGTTTCAGATTTACACATTATTTATGGATGTCTATCCTATTCAAGAGTTTAGGAAATCTTTAGTGAATGAATCACGATATCTTAATTTTAATCTACTTTTCAAAATGCCTAGACTTCTTTATAAGAAAAACAAAATTCTTGAAAGAGAATGTTATCAATTTATCGCTATAATTGAAGAGTTGAAGAAATATCACGAACTAGAAAATGAACTTGACCTCGATGACGTTCCTGACGAGTTTTTGGATCCGATTATGGGAACACTTATAAATGACCCAGTTATGCTTCCTAATTCAGATACAATTATGGAACGTGATATTATTTTTAGACATGTAATTGCAGAAAAGAATAATCCTTTCAATAGAGAAGAACTTTCTATTAAAGATATTGAGAATTTTAATTCCCAAGATGAAATTAAAGAAAAAATTTGTGAATTTAATAGGAAAAAGAGTGAAACATTAAATGGATTGCGGGAATCGGAATAGTATTAACTAACAAATTTTTATTTTTTATTTACCAATTATCGTTATGACCATTATAACTGGCATGATTATCACTTTCATTAGAATGATCATCACTATCATCAGGTTCTAATCCATATCCATCAGCTTCAAGTCTATCTTCAACTTCTTCGATTCTGTCTGGGTCTTCGTCCCATCCTAATGCTTGACGACCTTCTTGGTAGCATAAATCAGCTCTGTTTCTGAACCATTGTGTGCATTGCTGGAATATTTCTGCTAAATAAATTCCTGTTCTTGCACCACCAGCTACTGGAGCAGCAATCATACCTGCCAATATATCATCGAGAGCTTCTAATTTCTGTTGTAAATCTATACCTGCTCTCCATATTAAATTCCAATTATCTGATGTTGTTATTTCATCTACTCTTGCTCTAAAGGATGCTGCTGCTGCTCTTGAACGGAAGGTTACTCTATTCATAGCATTTCTAATCATACCTCTAAAATCAATATTGCTTTCTTGTATTCCTCTTCTAGCATACTGAATTATGTAGAGTAATCCAATACTTGCTGCTAATGCAGCGGCTGCATAATTACTATCTAATACTAATTCTGTTCCAAGAAGTAAATCAACAGCGGCAAACCATATATCTGCTAGACATGTTAAACTTTGAAGACTTATCCATCCAGGTGCTGATACTAACCAAGTAAATAATGAATGAACGTTTGCAATAACATATGAGGCAAAGTTAGATACTAAGACTTGAATTGCTGGTAAGGTTGCACCTAAAGCAGCAGATAATGCTCTCCATCCTCTTCTAATTGGAACAATTGTATTGATAAGTCTCTTGACCATTTCATATTGTCCATAAACATTAGCTCTTCTGAAATCTCTCCAGAAATTTTGGAAAAGGTGATGTCCTAAACCATATAGTCTTGAAATGTAATCGCCAATCCAACTTATAGCATCAATACCTCTATTATAAGTATCTAAGAGAGCAGTACTTGCCGCTTCGTATGCTCTCTGAGTTCTTAAAACAGCAAATGCTGCTAAACCAGCAGTCATAGCAGCTGCTCCACGAATACCAGATCTAAGATATCTATCATATACTTGTTCAATGTTATCAAATGTAATTCTTATTCCTGAGTCGGTGGCATTTGCAATATATTGAAGTAATCTAACTAAATATCCACTTCCTTTTACATCATTTGTATCTCTTAATTCTGAAACTATACTTGTTGCTAAACTTGAAGCTTGACTTGAACCGTATTCATATGGAACTAAGGCATTTTCTGGGTTTAAGATAATTTGTTCTGGATCATCTCCTCCAGCTTCAGTATTAATTGATTCAGCATCTGAATTGTTTCCACCAGCCATTATTGCGGTTCTCATATTACTAGTCATTCTTGTTCTTCTTACTGATTTTGGTTTATTTGCCTTACCATTTTTTTTTGTGTTTTTTGTTCTTGGAGACATTTTTGTTGCTCTTGTTTTTTTTAATGACAATCTTGAAGTCATTCTTGAAGTCATACTTGAAGATTTTTTAGATGATAAACTTGAACTTGGAGAAACTCTGCTTGATTTTTTACTTTTTCCCTTTGGTGATTTCATACTTTTCTTTCCATTAGAACTTAATACAAAAGTTTTTTCTTTTAATGCTGGTTTAGGAACACCATAGACTTTTTCATCATAGTGATATGGAACTTCTGATTTTTTATCTCCTTTTATTAAGAAATAAATATGATAAGCAGTAGTGTATGCATATAATTCAGCTGGTGTTACTTTGTGTTTTCTTTTTAATTTTTTCTCAGCATCATCTAAATAGTCTTTTAATGTTTTAACGTAATCTTTTGGCATTGATTTCTTTGTAGTAAATTTTTTTGATAAACTACCTAAATCTTTAAAAACAGGAAGCATTTGTATATAATAACACAATATAAAAATAAAAAAATCATTAATATTTTTGAAAATCGATATCATTTTCAATAAGAGTATGTTCTAGAACTTGCCAGATATTATCAACAATAACTATTTCAATATTTTCCAATACATCTGGTTTTTCTAATTTAATAATTTCTAGATCTTCAGCATTTTCTCTTGGAACTAATACTTTTTGAACACCCGCTGTTTTGGCTCCATCAATTTTAATATCTAATCCACCAATCTGACGCGCACTACCATTTAAATCAATTTCACCAGTCATAGCAACTGTATTTCTTACTGGAACGCCAGTTAATATTGATACGATAGCAGTTGTTATTGCACAACCAGCACTTGGACCATCTTTTGGTGTAGCTGCTTCTGGACAATGAACATGAATTCCCCAAGCACCATTTTCTTCCCAATCCTTTTTAATAGTATCCTTAACAGTTTTTGGAATTAAATTCCAAGCAATAGTCTTAGCACAACTCATAGATTCCTTCATAACGTCTCCTTGTTGTCCTGTTAAAACCATACTTAATTTACTATCTGCTAGTGTCTTAAATACTTCAATTATAGTAATACCACCAATTCCACAAACAGTAGCATATAATCCATTTACAAGACCAACACATGGTTTTGGTGCAATCTTTTTAAATTGAATAGTTGATTTATTAGAGAAAATTTCGCGTACCTTATCACTAGTAATTATTATAGGAAATTCATAACTATTCTTTTCAGTAATATACTGAAGATTTATTTCTCTAACAATTTCAAATATCTTTTCTTTTAATTTACGAACGCCTGCTTCATAAGTATAACTAGTAATAATAAATTCAATAGTATCTTTATCAAATTTAACACTTTCTTTACTGAATCCTACCATTTCCAATATTTCAGGAAGAATATAGTCTTCAATAATAGTTATTTTATCACGTTTTGAAAGGTGTTTAAATCTTACTCTATGAATTCTATCAGCTAAGATAGGGTCTAAGAGAGAAAAGTCATTATATGAGAAGATAAACAAGACTTTTGAAAGGTCAATATCTATTCCTGAAAAATATTTATCATTAAATTGGTCATTTTGTGTTGAATCTGTTAAATGCGTTAATATTCCTATAATTTCTTTCCCATTTTCTGTCTTTGAGATTTTATCTAATTCATCAATATAAATAATAGGATTCATGCATTTTGTTTCCATCAAGATATCAACTATTTTACCCCAAGTACTGCCTACATAGGTATAACTATGTCCTTCGAGTGTAGAACTATTACTTGAACCACCAACTGCTATAAAAGCAAATGGACGTGATTTTCCTTCACTATCAGTAAGACATTTAGCTATTCCTTTTTTAGCAAGTGATGTTTTTCCAGTTCCTGGTGGTCCTTCAAATCCAAAACAATAACCTTTCATTTCCCCACTAATCCATTGTGCAATAATTCTTTCTATTTCTTTTTTAGCTGTTTCTTGTTTAAATACTGCCTTATCTAGTGTATCTCTTACACCTCCAATATAATCTCGTGAATCCTGTTTATATTCCTTCCATTTTGCCTTGTAATTTATTAAAAAGTCGTTATCTATTCCACTTCCAAATTTTTTAATGAAAAAGTCACGATATTCACTATTAACTAGTAATCCCGTTACAGTTTCAATAAATTTAGTTTTTGTTGTATTTTTCAAGAAAGTTTTAGTATCAGTCATCACATTAAAATCATTTGCTAACACTTTAAGATCCGAAAGTTTCATCTTTTTCAATTCTGCTAATATGTCATCATCACAAGTAAAAACTTTTGATTTTTTAATAAATGCATCAATACTAGATGTCATAATACTTAGATTCTGTTTTTGTTTTTGATTAGTTACCTCTTCACTTTCTTTTTCATTGGATTCATTATCCGCATCTTCATCTCCTTTAACAGTAGGCATTGTTTCACCCGAAATTAAGTGTGAATATTCTGTTTTTAATTCTCCTAATTTTTGAAGAATTGGTTCTTTGCAGAATACACCAAAAGGAATACGCAATAAACCATCTAGATATTGCTGTGATTTTGTGCTACTATCAGTTCCCTTATTTACTATTTCCTTATATTTGTCCATAGCCTTAACTTTAACACTCTTTGGGACCTTCATTAAAAATATACGTTTTTCATAGGGAATATCTTCTTCACTAAATTCAAGAATACTTTTAGTATAATTAGTTACTGTTTTAACTGCATTTTTGAAAATGCGTTGAACACTCCAATGAAGACTATTATAAACTTGTTCTGCTAATGGTTGTGGTTTCAATAAATAAGATTCATTTGAAATCATATCATACATAAGATATGCCAAATATTGGACCTCTAGGTTGTCTTTGACTAATAGGAATAGTGTTAATATTTCTCGTTGGACATGAATTTCTGCGCCTAAAAATTCCTTTACTAATGAAGAAATAGTTTTTTCTTTTAAATTCTGTAATTTATGATATCCTTTTAATACTGTATCTACTATTTCACTATTAGTTAAAACTAAAAAATCTCTGAGTGACATTTGATTTAAATATCCACTTTTAAAGGAGTTATCAATATTAATAGTATCAAGTGTTTTTAATATTTCACGATGTTTTAATCCTATAGTTCCACCAATTCTAGAAATATTCAATGAATCAGTGAGAAAATATCCATTCATCACAAATACAGACTTTTTTAATGGAATATACATTCTAGCACCATTAATATGTTCTAAAATACTCATATGTTTCTTTGAAAGTATTTTACATTTTGGAAAAGTAATATCGGCAATATTATAGTGGTCAAAACTCGTTGAGTCTTCCAATGCTGAATCTGTTAGGAGAGCTAAATCAGTAGATTGATTACTTGGTTCTTTCTTTTTTGGATATACCTTAAAACTCATAGGGACATACATTTTATTGAAAAAATCAATTAATTTATTGAACTCAGGTGT